CCCCCCCGGCGGGGGGGGGGGACCACAAACCGCCCCCCGCCAACAACCACCCCCCACCCACATGACGACAAGCCGCACCGGAACCACCGGACACAAGCGCTGGCGCGCAGCCGTCCTCAAACGCGACCGCGCCGCCGGACAAACCACATGCCCCACCTGCGGCGTCACGCTCGCATGGGACACCAGCCTCCAGCCCGACAGCCCCGAACCCGACCACATCACCCCGTGGTCGCTTGGCGGGACGAACACGCTCGACAACGGGCGCACGATCTGCAGGCGATGCAATCAACGGCGCGGAAACGGGCGCAACAACGCGCCAAAGCGCCGCCGAACAGGCACCACAACAACCCTGGTAGCCTGGTAACGTGACGGGGGTAACCCCCTCCCCCCACCCACGATGAGCCCCCCAAGGCCAAGCGAAATTCACACACAGAAAGGTCGAACATGGCCCCCACCCCGACGCACTGCCGCGAGTGCGGAGCAGAACTCGACCAGCCCGTGCGCGGACGCAAGAAGACCTACTGCTCCCAGGTGTGTCGCGACCGCGCAAAAAACAAGCGATACATGAAAACGCACCGCGATGAGGTGAACCGCGTCCGCCGTCTGAAGCACCAAGCCGAGCGGGAACCGGACAACAGCCCGGAGGTTATCGAGGCGCATTCTGAGTGGCGGGCGGCCCCCGTCGATAACCGTCAGCAAGAATTAAAATGGTTGGCGGGGGTCCTGAAAGCGTCCATTGAGGATGCGCCGCCGGACCGTCGAGGCCCGCTAGCAAGCCAGTTCCGGGCCACGCTAGCCGAGCTGAACGCGCTCACCGAACAAGCCCGTAAGAAGGAAACAGTAAATGACCCGTTCGACGAACTCGCAGCCCGTCGCGCTGCTCGGGGAGGCACCTCCGCGCGTCCTCGTCAGACCCGAGGGCGAGCGATCTAACGGGTGGGAAGACGTCGCTGACCTGTCCGCCATGCTGGGCGTCACGCTCCTACCATGGCAGGAACTTGTGCTCGAAGCCGCAATGGGCGAACAGGCGAACGGCACGTGGGCCGCGAAGCGCGTCGGCGTGTCCGTGCCACGTCAGAACGGCAAGAGCCAGCTCCTCGTCTCCCGGGCGCTCGCGGGCGCGTTGATCTTCGGGGAGCGCCTGATTGTCGTGTCCGCCCACCAGCAGGACACGGCGCGTGAGACGTTTGAGAAGCTTCTGGAGATCGTCGAGGCCGACGAGAACCAGGGGCTTCGTGATCGCCTGGCGAAGAATGGCGTCATGAACGCGTTTGGGCGTGAGTCGGTTAAGTTCAGGAATGGCGCGAAGATCAAGTTCAAGGCCCGCTCCGGCGCGGGCGGCAAAGGCTTTAGCTCTGACTGCCTCCTCCTCGATGAAGCGCAGATCCTTGGGTCCCGTGCGTGGACGTCGATCAACTCGACGATGTCGGCCAGGGCTAATCCGCAGGTGTGGCTCCTCGGCACGCCCCCGCAGGACGAGGACGATTGCTATACGTTCGATATGGTGCGGAAGGCGGCCATGTCGGGTAAGTCCGCGGCGTCGGCGTGGGTCGAGTGGGGCGCGGATCCCGACGCGGATGATTTTGACCCGGCGTCGGAGCTGACCAGGTGGCAGGCGAACCCATCGTGGAACAGCTTGATTAACCATGAGGTTGTGCAGGGCGAGTACGAGACGTATAGCCCGGAGCGGTTCGCTCAGGACCGTCTCGGTATCTGGCGTCAGGATGCGGGCGCGAAGCGCCTGATCACGCCTGCCCAGTGGTCGGACACTGCGACGTCGACGCCGCCGGATGAGTCGGAGGGCGTGCGCACTATCGGTGTGTCTTTCACGGCGGATGGGCTGCGGCAGGCTGTGGCGGGCGCGGTCAAGACGGGGGACGGCGGTCACGTGGAGCTGATCGGCGCGTATTCGGGCCGCGCGGACGTCGGTGTCGCGCAGCTCGCTGATTGGATCGCGGAGCGCCGTCATCGGATCGCGGAGATTGCGATTCTTGGGCGAGCCGGGTCGGGCGTGCTGTTCGAGGCGCTGCGTGAGCGCGGCGTCCCCAAGCCCATGATTCATATCATGAGCACGGGCGAGTACTTCGGCGCGACATCGATGTTCCTGGATGCGGTGCGTGAAAAGCACCTGACGCACCCGAAGGGTGAGCGTGATGACGTCCTTAACCGGGCGGTCGCTACGTGTGATAAGCGTATGCGCGGCCAGGATGGGGCTTGGGGGTGGGCGGCCACCGTCGAGGACGGCGACCCGTCCCCGCTCGACGCGGTATCGGCTGCGTACTGGATGGCGCGCACAACGCGGCGCCGCCCCCGCGCGCTCCGCGGTGGGAGCACTCAGGGGCGGCGCGGCGTCGTCGTGGTATGAGTTAGTAGCGCAGATCGAAGACTGCGTTGTGGATCACCCTGTACAGGGGATAGGTGATGTGGCGCGCGTATTCGGGGAATTGCTCCTTGTACTCGGCTTCGGTGAGCGCGTAGTTCGGCATGAACGCGTCGATGAAGCGCGTCATGTCCCGGCGCTTCGCTTCGGCGACGTCCAGGAACTCGCCAAACTCATCGTCGTTCATGGTCTCTTTGTCGCGCTCCCAGCGGGATACGGTGCACTGCGGAGCGCCGCAGACGCGCTCACCGAATTCCTTCTGCGTCATCAGAAGATCGCTGCGCCTGGCGGCGTTGCTGGTCATGGGCGGTACCTCCTACTTGACTATATGCATGATTATATGCACATGTGGTATGTGTGCTCAAACGTTGAATTCACACGGCAAACCCGTATACACCACCCGGGCGCGTGTACCATAAGAGCCAAAAGACAATCAAACGGAAAGAGCTGAACATGCCCGCACCCATGATCGCCAGTCTCACCAGCGCAGAGCAGGCCGTCTTTGCGTCGCTGTGGAAGCGCATCGAAACCAAGGCCGCCAAGAATGAACTGCTGAACGCGTATTATGACGGTCACCGCGTCTTTCAGGACCTCGGGATCAGTGTCCCCCCCCAAATGGCGCGCGTCCGCGCCGCCCTCGGGTGGCCCGCGAAGGCCGTGTCCACGCTCGCCCGCAAGCATGTTTTCGAGGGGTACTCCCTCGACGGGCGGCTAGATCCGTTCGACGTCACTGAACTCCTGGTCAGGAATTCGTTTGACGTCGAACTCATGCAAGCGATCCAGTCAGCCTACAAGCACAGCTGCTCCTTCCTCGTCGTCGGAGCGGGTGACACGTCGGCGGGCGAACCGCCCGTAGTCATCCAGGCCCGGGACGCGCGTTGGACGTCTGTCCAGTGGGACACGCGCCGCCGGTGCGTCACCGCCGGTCTGGCGATCAACGGCGTGGACACGCCTGACGGCGATGGGTGGGATACGGATACGATCAGGCGTCTGGTCGCTCCGTCCGACGCGACTTTGTTCCTCCCCGGTGAGACTATCCGCATGACCAAGGGGGAGCGCGGCGCGTGGCAGGTGCAGCGCCTCCCCAACCCCGCCGGACGCGTGCTCATTGAGATGTTGGCGTACGATCCGCAGATCAGCCGTCCTTTCGGGCGCTCGCGCATCAGTCGCGAAGTGCGATACCTGACCGACTGTGCGATCCGCACGATGGTCAGAACCGAGGCATCCGCCGAGTTTTTCTCATCCCCGCAGCGATACGTGCTCGGCGCGGACGAAGATGCCTTCACTGGCATCGACCGGTGGTCTGCGATCACGGGCCGTATCCTCGCCCTATCCCCGAACGAAAACGGCGATATTCCCTCCGTCGGACAGTTTTCGCAACTGTCGATGGAGCCACACCTGTCCATGTATCGCCAGCTCGCACAGAATCTGTGCTCGGCGACGAACATGCCGACCTCATCCGTCGGCATCTTCGCGGACAACCCAGCGTCCGCTGAGGCTATGCAGGCAGCCGAATACGCGCTATCAGACGAAGCTGAGTACCAGTGGCGGGTGTTCACGCCTGCGCTGCGCCGCATCATCGAAGACGTCGTCATGGTCCGTGACCACTCTGTCACCGCGCCCGACGAATCCTGGAAGCTCGCCGTCAACTGGACACCGGCACGCTACGTGTCCCCGCAGGCATCCTCGGACTTCATCGTCAAGATCGCCCAGGCAATGCCCGACGTCGCCACAACGACCGTCGGCATGCGCCGCGCCGGATTCACGCAACAGGAAATCGACCAGATGCAAGCAGAGACCAGGCGCGCGGGCGCGGCGTCGATCCTTGACCGCCTGGACAAGCTCGCCGGAAACACGGTCGCGTGATGGTCACCCGAAGCTCTCTCAACCGCTACTCCAAGGCCGTTGACCAGGCGGTCGAAGCGGCACGCGCCGACCTCGCCGCATTCTGGGACACGCTCCCACTCGACGACCCCGCCGCATGCCGCGACGCACTCATCGACTTCGTACCACGCCTCGCCGCCCAATACGGCGACGTCGCCGCGCTCGCGGCTACCGAGTGGTATGACAGCGAGCGCGACGCGGCTGGCATCCGGTCAGAGTACCGCGCGACACCCGGCCCGTCAGCGCTGCCCGTTCAGGTCGAAGCGAGCGTCCGGGCATCCGCTGGCCACCTGTGGTCTGACCAGCAGGAAAAGATGCTGGCCTACCTGAACGGTGCCATGCAGATGTGGGTCAAGGACGCGGGCCGAAACACGATCATGCGCAACACCCGGCGTGACCCGTCTAACCCAAGGTGGGCGCGTGTCCCACGAGGCGCGAAAACCTGCGCTTTCTGTACGATGCTCGCTTCACGCGGATGGGTGTACGCGTCTGAGAAGACAGCTGGCGGCGCTGGCAATCGCTTTCACCACGACTGCGATTGCGAGATCGTCCCGGCGTTCGGGGCAGCAGACCCCAAGATCGACGGTTATGACCCTGACCACCTGTTAGAGTTGTATAATGATGCGCGAAGCGCTGCACTTGAGAGCGGTGACAATCCATCGGATTTGAACGTTCTCATGCGGCATGCTAGACGTGCGACGCCTAGCGCTTACGCGGACGGCGTGAAACTCCGCCCGCAAACTACCTGACAGCTGGGGTTCAGCTGGCCGACGGGGCGACGGCCCCTATAAACGGAAGGCACACCATGAGTGACGAAACCAACACCAACGCGACACCCGCGCCCGACGCGGGCGACACCAAGGGCGCGACGCAGGACCAGGCCCCCAAGTCTGACCAGGCGTTCACGCCGATCACCAGTCAGGCAGACCTCGACGCAATCATCAGCAAGCGCGTCGAACGCGAGCGCCGCAAGTTCGCGGACTACGACACGCTCACCGCGAAGATCGGCACCCTCGAAACTGACCTCGCGGCAGCCACCGCGAAGGTCGAGTCCTACGAACGTGAGGCCACGCACGCGGCACTCGTCCGTGAGGTCGCGAAGGAAACCGGCGTCCCCGCAGACCTCCTGCGCGGATCAACCCGTGAGGAAATGGTCACTCACGGCAAGGCGCTGGCGGAGTTCCTGACCGCCCGGTCAACGACCCCCGTCATCCCCAACCTCGGGGCCGCCCCCGAGACCAAGACCTCAACCGAACAGGCGTTCGTCAAGATGCTGTTCGGCAACTGATCTCCTACTGAAAGGGTAGAAAATGGCCGTATTCGGCACGGGGCAGGCCGCCCCGCTGATGCCCCGCGAAATCGCGGATGGCATTGTCAAGAAGACGCTTAGCACCTCAACGGTCGCGAAGCTGTCCGCCCAGGAGCCGATGCGCTTCGGGAAGACGGACATTGTCACCTTCAACGACCTGCCCAGGGCGCAGTTCGTTGAAGAGGGTGGCGACAAGGAATCGACCACGGGCGGGTTCTCTTCTGTCACTGCGACGCCTCACAAGGCGCAGGTGACCATGCGGTTCAACCAAGAGGTCCAGTGGGCCGACGAGGAATACCAGCTTGGTATTCTTCGTACGCTCGCTGAGGCCGGGGCTGACGCGCTCTCTCGAGCGCTTGACTTTGGTGTGTATCACCGAATCAGCCCGCTCACGGGACAGGTGGTTACCGCCTGGACAAACTATATCAACGCGTCTACGAAGCGCGTTGAACTCGGCAAGGGCGGCTCTGATCCTGACGCGGATTTCCGCGCTGCCGCCGGTCTCATCATCAACGATCTCAACTCTGGCGTTCAGGTGACCGGCGCTGCCCTGGATCCCAAGTTTACTTGGGCTTTGTCCAACCTCATGGTCAAGGATGGGTCTGGCGTGACGTCCACGCCTCGTTACCCGCAGCTCGGCCTCGGCACCGACGTGACGTCTTTCATGAGCGTTCCAGTCGCCGTGGGGTCCACGGTGTCCGGCCTTCCCGAAGCCACGGACACCAAGGTACGCGCCATTGTCGGTGACTTCGTCAATGGAATCCGTTGGGGTGTCCAGAAGGAACTGCCCGTCGAAATGATCACCGCTGGTGATCCCGATGGGCAGGGAGATTTGAAGCGCAAGAACCAGATTGCGCTTCGCCTCGAGGTTGTCTACGGGTGGTATGTCTTCCCGGATCGTTTCGCGGTTATCGCTGAAAAGTGACCGCGTGAATAGGGGGGGCGGCTCCGGCCATTAACCTGGTTGGCCGCCCCCCCTTACCGCATGGTAGGAAAGGAGGCGCAATGACGTTCACACTCGCAACTGCGCAGGATTACGCGGACCGATACGGCCCGCAGGAGGCTGGTGAGGCCGCCATGACGTCGGCGCATCTCGCCCGCGCATCGCGCATCGTCCGTGACGAGTTTGCGCGCGAAGGCCTGGACATCACCGTCCTTATCCAGGCCGGTCGCCTGCAGGCCGACACGGTGGCGGACGTCGTGTGCGACATGGTCGCGTACATGCAGCGCAGCGCCGTCGGCGACACGCCGTTCGGTGCGACGCAGGTCAGTCAGACGGCTGGCCCGTACACCCAGTCGGCGTCCTACAAGACACCGACCGGATCCCTGAGCTTCACCCGCGTCCATCGCCGCCGCCTGGGCCTCCCTGTGTCGCGTGCGTTCAATGTTGACCTGTTGGCAGGTCGATCGTGATCCGCGGCGAAACCGTCACCCTGATACGCCCGGCGGCCCCCGGCGTCGATGCGTTCGGGGATGAGCTGACCGGCTGGCAGCCCGGCGTCCCCGTCGGGAACGTCCTCGTCGCCCCCGCGTCAACGGATGACCTGGCCGGGAGCCTGCGACGTGACGGCGACCGTGACGCCCTCACGCTGCATTTCCCCAAGACACATGAGGGCAGCCTCAGGGGCTGTCGCGTCATCGTGCGTGGCGTTACCTACCGTGTGGTAGGTGACCCGCAGCGGTACACGACTGCCATGACGCCCGGCGCGTGGGACCTCCCCGTGTCGGTCGAACGCACGGAAGGGTGAGACATGGTGAAACCAGTCACATCCAAGTTCGAGCTTGATTACGAGGCTATCGGCAAGATGAGCATGCAGGCTGTGGACGACGCGGTGCTGGCCGCCGCCGACCGCGCGGGCGAAGGTTTCGAGGGGGACATCATCTGGACGGACCGCCCCCACGGCGCGGTCTACGCCACGACATTCAAGGCACGGCGTAAAAACTCCAAAGAAAACACACTGCTCAAGGCAATTTTCCAGTGAAACAGATCATCGAGTACCTGCGCGCCCATCTGCGCGACGGCACAGTGCCCATCCACGCGACAGTGCCCCGAAACTACACGAGCGGTCAGCTCGTCACCATCGAACGCACCGGCGGCAGGGCTGACCACCTCATCGACTACGGCGTGTACGCCGTCCAGGCGTGGGCAGACAATCACGCTGACGCCTACCAGCTGGCAAGCGACGTGCGGGACATGCTCATCGACGCGCCCGCTCACCTCGCCGACCTCGCGTCCACGCAGGTTGCCAGCATGTATAATTTCCCCGACCCCGACAGTCGCCAGGCGCGCTACCAGCTGACTGTCACGGCATCACTCATGATGCCTGCACACCCATGAAAGGACACGCTTAATGGCTAAGAATGACTCTAGCTTGGCGTCTGTCGCCAAGCCGGTTGCGGCGGGCGCGATCAGCTCCGGCACGACCAAGACCACGCTCCCCACCGACGCGACGACCGATCTCGCCACCGGATTTGTCAAGCTCGGCTACGTGTCCGAGGACGGCCTCACGAACGGCCTGGACCAAGATGTAGAAAACATCAAGGCCTGGGGCGGGGACACCATTCTTACCGTGCGGACAAGCCGCACGGAAACCTTTAAGTTCACGCTCGTCCAGGCATTGGACGTGGACGTGCTCAAAGAAGTGTACGGTCAGGATAACGTCACCGGCGACCTGACCACCGGCATCACCGTCAATCACAACGGCAAGGAACTCTCCCGCCGCGCGTTCGTCATCGATATGCTCATGACGGGTAACGCCGTCAAGCGTATCGTTGTGCCATTCGGTCAGGTGACCGAGGTTGGCGACGTCACGTACGTGGACGGCAGTGCCGTCGGCTACGAAACGACCGTGACCTGTTTCCCCGACGCTCATGGGAACACTGTGTACGAGTACATCAAGAAGGCGGCGTGACCATGGCCAAGACCATCAAGACGGTCGAAATTGACGGCTTTGAACTCGACATCGACGTCAGCGTCTTTGCAGACTTCGAGTTCCTTGAGTCGCTCGCCGATGTCGCGAACGGCGAGCCGGCAAACGTCATCCGCCCGTTCCGCATGCTGTTCGCAGGCGATACCTACCAGAAGGTCAAGGATCACCTGCGAGACGAGGACGGGCGTGTCCCCGTCAAGGCAATGAGCGTCTTCCTCAGCAAGGTTGTCAAGGCAGCGGCCCCAAACTTCTAGTGCTCCTGGGGGCGGAGCAGAAAGCCCCCGATGAGCTGGCCGCCGACTTCCTCCGGTTCTACCGGGTGGAAGATTGGCGGCAGCTCAACCCCATGCGAGCGGCTTCCCTTGCGGCGGCTATGATCGGCCAGCCCGAGTCATGGACGCGCAGGAAGCTGGACCCCTATTGGGAGTGGTCAATTCTGACCAACCAGTGGGGCGTCCTTGCGTCCGACGCATTGCGGTGGATTCAGTGGTCGAAGACACGCGACGGCCAGCGGAATCAGCGTCCGCCGCAGCCGTTCCCGCGCCCGTGGGAGAGCGAACGTGATTCGTACGTCGCACTTCCCATTGACGAGCTAGAGGAAGCGCTAGAGGCGATTCGTAGAGCCTGACCAGAAGGAAGGAAAGACATGGCGGGAAACAAGGGCACCGACATCGGTACAGCCTGGATTAACATCGTCCCCTCTTTCCAGGATATGGGCGAGGGCATCGCCAAGGAACTTGGCCTGGTCGACAAGAAGGTCCCTGAGCACACGTCATCGTGGGGCACTGCGATCAAGGAAGGCCTGGGTAGTGCTTTCCAGGCGGTCGGGACTATGGCTGTCGCTGGCCTGGCGGCGGCTGGTGGTTTCATCGCGTCCTACACCGGTGAGGCCCTGGCCGCGTCCGACGCCACGGATAAGTTCAAGTCCACGCTGAATTTCGCGGGACTCGACTCGAGCGTGATCGATGATCTGACCAAGTCCACTCAGGCATACGCCGACAAGACTGTCTACGACCTATCTGATATTCAGATGGTCACGGCGCAGCTCGCATCAAACGGCATCGATGGGTACGCGCAGCTCGCAGAGGCCGCCGGTAACCTCAACGCCGTCGCAGGCGGCAACAAAGAAACCTTCAAGTCCGTCGCGATGGTCTTGACGCAGACAGCGGGTGCTGGAAAGCTAACCACGGAGAATTGGCGGCAGTTGACCGACGCGATCCCCGGCGCGGCTGGCCCCCTCAAGCAAGCGCTCCTTGACGCGGGCGCGTACACGGGTGACTTCTCTAAGGCCTTGTCAGACGGTCAGATTTCCGCTGACGAGTTCAACAAGGCGATCATGGACCTCGGCCTTACTGACGTCGCGACGGAGGCGGCCACGTCCACGTCAACGTTTGAGGGTGCGTGGGGCAACCTCGAGGCCGCGATTACCGGTGGCCTTGTCAAGATCATTGAGCCGTTGAAGGGTCCGCTCACTGACGCTCTGAGTGGCATCGCGGATTCCCTCACGCCAGTTTTTGACGCTATCGGCGCGGGGATTGACAGCCTGGTCAACGGCGGGGGGCTTGACGAGTTCACGGGCATGCTCGGCGGAGCCGCCCCTGTCGTGGGTCTTCTGGCCGGTGCGCTCGGTCCCCTGCTGGCGCAGCTCCCGCTGATCGGCGGCGGATTCGCGGGTCTGACCGGCCCCATCGGCCTGGCCGTCGGCGCGTTCATCGGTGTCCTACAGAACAGCGAATCTCTGCGTGACGCGCTTGTCAATTTGGGTGCGGCGATCCTCCCCGCCCTCGAACCGCTCGGCGGCGTCTTCGTCCAACTGGTCGAAGCGATCGGTCCGCTGCTCGGTCAGATCGGCGACGGACTGGCCCCCATCATCGCAGCCCTCACTCCCATCGTCACGGCGGTCGTTGATGTGATTGTCCAACTGGTCAGTCAGATGATGGACTCTCTCCTGCCCGTCTTGTCGCAGGTCGGCGACCTGTTCGTGCAGATCGGAACGTACATCGCACCCGTCATTGAGTGGCTGGGCGCGATGCTGATCCCCGCATTCCAGGCCCTCGGTACAGCCGTCGGCGTGGTCTTCGGCAACATCATGACCGTCATCTCAGGCGCGCTGACCTTCATTCAGGGGCTGATCCAGACCGTGGGCGCGCTCATTACTGGCGACTGGTCAGGAGTCTGGACCGGAATCCAGACAATGTTCTCAGGAGTCTGGACCGCGATCCAGGGCATCGTCTCCGCCGTCCTGAACGCAATCGGCGGCATCATCAGCGCTGGCCTGAACCTGATCTCCGGCGTCTTCTCTGGCGTCTGGTCAGCCCTCGTCAACCTCGTGTCCAACACATGGAACTCGATCACGAGCGCGATCAGCAGCGGCGTCAACAGCGCCGTCTCCTACGTACAGCAACTACCGTCCAAGATCAGCAACATTTTCTCCGGTGCTGGAAACTGGCTTGTTTCCGCCGGAAAGTCAATCATTGACGGCTTTATCAACGGTATTAAGTCGGCGTTCGGCGCGGTACAGTCTACGCTCGGATCGCTGACGGACATGCTCCCGTCCTGGAAGGGTCCTGAGGACCTTGACAAGGTGATCCTCAAGGACGCTGGCCGCCTCGTCATCGGCGGATTCGTGACCGGCATGGAAAGCCAGTACGCGGCGGCACGCGACAGCCTCACGCGCTTCACGGCGTCTCTCGCTCCAAGCATGAGCGCCCCGGTAGCACCGACCGGATGGTCAGGAAACGGGGGCCTCCCCGAAACCCTGACCCTCCGCATCGGCGAACGCGAGTTCACCTCCTACCTGGAAGGCGAGACGGTCAGGACCCTCCGACGCGCGTAGAAAGGCACAACATGGCTAACAAAACGTGGATTGCCACACACACCGGCCTCCCCTCCTTCAGCGTGGACGCCGGGACACGCGTCACCACCAGTGGCCGCACACTATGGCCCGGCAACCAGCCGGGCGTCTTCTCTGACGCGCTCGCGGCCCCCGGCGTGCCCACCACCTACCAGGTGGGAGACAAGACCATCACGCTCACCCGCCGCCCCATCCCCGGCGGCGGAATGCTCCTCACCGGCACCGACGGACGCCCCATCGACGGCCTGACCGCCTGGAACAACCAGGATCCCATCTCATGGAAATCCGGTGCATCCATCATCGATGACCGCCTCACCAGGTGGTCAATGCGCACGCCCCTCCACGACGGCAAAACCCGATGCGTCCTCCCCGCACACGCCGAAGCCGACGCCTGGCGCATACTCAAGACACGCGGACACATCATCATCGCACCCGGCGACGCCACACCCGGAGTCCCCGCACGCCTCGTCACCGTCAACAGCGTGGCCCGCGAGCGCCTCGGCGCTGACGGCACGATCACGCTCACTATCCAGTGGACGGAGGCCGGGCCGCGCGACGTTGAACGCCTCGGGGGTGGCGCGGTCGCTGTCGTCACGTGGGGTGATTGGCAGGCATGGTCTGACCGGACGGGAAACAAGCAGGATCAGAGTGAGGTTACTCTTGCGCGGCTGATTGCGGGGATGCCGTCATGAGGCCGGGTCCTAGTCTCGTGGCCCTGTCTGGGCCGGTCGCTGTCGGTGTCCGGGTGGACGTGTATCACGGCGGTGCGTGTATTGCGTCGGATATTCCCGCGTGGGACGTGAAGGTTGAGTCCACGTTGAAGCGGGTGGTCCCGTCGAAGCTGACCATGCGGGTAGACCCGAGTATGGTGCCCACGTCCCCCGGTGACCCGCTCAATAATTACGGGCAGCGCTTGCATGTGACGGCGCTCGTTGACGTGGATGGGGAGACGGTGCGTGTCCCCTACGGGTGGTATGTCCTGACCGACTGGGAGGAACGCTCGGGCGGCCTGGACGTGACTGGTATGGACCTGGTGCAGACTATTGTTGATGATCAGGCGGTTTGGCCGTCGTCGCCGCCCGCCGGTGCGACGCTCGCGTCTGAGCTGCAGCGCATCGTGACGTCCAGCGCACCCTATGGGCAGACGCTCCCCGTCATACTTGACGCGCCTGACCGTGCGGTCAGCACAAGCTTTCAATGGGGCGTCAAGAAGGCCGACAACCTGCAAGACCTGTGTGACGCGTACGGGCTGATGTACGGTGTCAAGCCTGACGGGTGCCTGCACGTATGGGCCATCGATTACGGCGGTGACCCGGTGGAGGTCTACACGGGCGCTGACCTTCTGGTCGGAGCAGTCCGGACCGCCCGCGAGCGCACGCCAAACCGGTGGATTGTGCAGGGGTCTTCGCAGGGGAGTTCGTCTACGAAGTGGACGGCTGTCCGTGAGAACTTCACGGGCATCTATTCGCCTAACCTTTACGGGATTGTGACCGAGCGGAAGGAGTTCAACGCGGCGACCAGCGCGGACGCCGTAGAAAAGGCCGCGACGTCGTACATGCGCAAGGCGCTCGCGGCTCAGGGGGCGCGGTCGGTGCAGATCGCTGCGGATCCGCGCCTAGAGGTTGGTGACCTGATCCTTGTGGTGATCGATCATGAGGATGGGACGGTCGAGCGCGTCAGGGGCCGTGTGCAGGCCATGTCGATCACCATCGATGATCCTGGGTATGTGATGAGAGTCGATATGATAGAGGAATCATGGATCTGAACTTATCGCCCTTCCTGGACCTCGTGCCTGACGGTGCGGCGATCGCCGATCAGCTCGCCGCGCCTGACACCACTCTGACCGGGTGGGTGACTGGCATCGTGGATGCCGGTCAGGGTCTCGTGTCTGTCGCTATCGACGGGGCTGACGGGTCGCATGTGGTCGCGCGGGCGGACGCCGGTCTGACCTACGTCGGGGCGCGCGTGACACTCCCGCGTGACTCGACGGGCCGCGTCGCGTCGGTCAGCGCGCCTACCGGGACCGTGCCCGCTGGTGTGACGGTCGTGCCGGTTGGTGAGACGGGGCGTCAGATCATGGACGCGCACAAGCGCGTCGGGATGCTGGACACGCAGCTCGCCGAGGCTCGCGCGGATCTGGCTGCGTCGAAGGCGGAAGTTGACCGCGCGGTCAAGGCCGCACAGGACGGCGTGAAGACAGCACAAGACGCCGCCGACGCCGCCGCAGCCAACGCCCGCGACGCCCTGGACAAGGCCCGGAAGGCCGCCGCTGACGCGTCCGCTGCGCTCGCGGGGGGCGGTGGCGGGCATGCGACGCCGAACGGCATTGTGACGGTTGCTACCAGTGATCCCGCGCCTGATGACGCGACGGGTAAGCCGGAGGGGGCGCTGTGGGAGGTCCGTGATGGTGGGACGATGGTGCGCCGGTGGGTCCTCACGTCCGGCACATGGACGCGTGTCGGTGTGGGCGCGGACTACATCGGTGCGAAGGCGGTCGGGCGTGCGCAGATCGGTGACCTGGCCGTCGGTACGGCGCAGATCGCCGACGCGTCAGTCACCAACGCGAAGATCTCTGACCTGTCGGTCGATAAGCTCATGGTGGCGGGTGGCGCGACGTTCAACAGTGCCGTCATTGACACGCTCATCGCCGACCGGGCTTTCCTGGGGAAGGTCGCCGCGACGGCGGTCACGGTGATGTCGGATAACCTCATGCCCGACCCGTATTTCGACCATGTGGAAAGCGGATTGTGGGAGCCTGGCAGTGACGGTAGGTTCACGGCCCCTCCGTCTCAGTATCTCGGTCACGCGCGCGCGTCAACCGTCCTCGCTAAGCCTGTGGGGGCCGCTGGTTTCACGGCGGTAGGCCCGACCCTGACCGCTGGGAACCGCGTCCCTTGCAAGCCGGGTGACGTGCTCGTAGCGTCTGCGGCGTGGTACACGCTCGCACCGATGGGGAGCGTCGGAGGAGCCGGATTCGGCACGATGGTAGCGTTCTACGCGGAAGATGGGTCACGCGTCGGCATGCGATTGTGCGGGTCTACCGTGCCGTCTTCTAACCATCCGGTCAGCCGGTGGTTCACGGTCGGCGGTGACGGGCAGGTGACGGTCCCTGACGGGTCGGTCAGCATGAGCATCGAACCTTCCTTCATGGCAGCGAAGGGCACGACAATCAGTGCCCCCATGTATGTCGGTCACGTCGACGTCCACAAGGCCGTCGGCGCGGTGGACATCAGGGACGGCGCGATCACAGCGGGGAAGATCGCCGCCGGAGCCGTCGACGCCACCAAGATCAACGCCCAGTCCATCGCCTCCGAAACCGGCAAGTTCATGAAGATCACTACTGACCAGCTGGTAGCCGGGACCGCGAAGATCGGCGGGGACCTGATCGCCGACCGGATCACCGGCAAAACCATCGTGGCCGGGTCCGGGTCGAACGCGGTCACGCTCGGCCCCGACAAACTGACCGTCAGTAAAAACGGGCAGCCGTACATTCTGCTTGACCCCGCGCAGCCGTACGGCATGGCGATCAAGTCCCCGACGTCGGACACGATGCTCTCTCTCGCATCGATCATTTTCGGCGCGAATGGCTACGCGTGGTCGGGCACCTGGCCGCCGGACTCGTACGGGTACTCGGCGACGAATTTCAAGGTCCCGGCATCGTCGTCTGGCCGCGCCATGATCATTGTCGTGACCGGCTACGATATGGGTGCCCAGTCCCCCGCTAACCGATGGGGAGATATTCAGGTCAACGGATCCCGCATCTACGAGACAGCCAACCAATACTCATACAATGGCTGGGATTCTGGGCAGCTCGTCATGATGACCATGGCCACCGGCCAGCCCACCACCGGAGAGTGGGCGATCCGCACGAACCTGTGGTTCGGGGTCGATTCGACCAGCGGTTTTACCAGGTGGTCACAGCGCGATATCTCGGCGCTCGTGATCCCCGTCTAAAAAGGAGAGGTAAATGTCACACCAGCACCCGAAGGGTCCGATTGTCCCGGATGCGGGGGACCGCATCATCGAGTCCATCGACAAGATGGTCTCCACCTCCGGCCTGGTCCGGGCGGTCGCCACGACCGACGAAGCACGCAACATTGTCAAGGCCGCACAGGCGGCGGGAAACGGCCCCACAGCGGGCAATCCAATGTATTTCCTCGTGCACAATCTGCTCTTGTCTAGTGCGGGTGAGACCGCGGGCGGCCTGCCCGTGCTACGCCCGTCCATGACGGTGGATTTCGCCACAGCTAACAGCACTGTCTCCGGAGTGGTGGAGCTGAACGCGGGCGACTATAAGAAGTTGTGTGACGCGCGTATCGAAGCGCGCCCTTACCAGCGTGTAGCTTTTGCTATCGGCTCCCTGTGGGGCGTCAACGCGACGGCACAGCAGTACACGGACCTCGAGGTCTGGATGAACGGCATCAAAGGCCGCTCCCGCCTCGGCTCGTGGGACGATTCAACGTCGGCGCACTGCCTCGGCATCATCCCCGCCAACACCGTCCCCGACTGCTCGATGTGGCTCCTCGGAGCCGGGGCGAACGGCACGAAGGTCACCGTATCCGCCGACGACTGGTCAAAGCTGTCAGTCCTCGCATTCCCCTGTCCCGCCCTATAAACCAGGGCTTGACTAGGTAGAATGTAAAGGCCAGCAACACTCCTACACCAAGTGAGGAAAATCATGACAGCGAAGATCAAGGGCGCGGTGGTCACGCCGGACCAGAAGCCCGTCCGCGTGACCGTCCACGCAGCCCCCGTCCCCGAGCCTGCGGCCCCCGGCGGCGGGACTGTCATCATCGCTGGTGACATCGCCGTCGATCAGACGTCCCCCATCGACGTCGACGTCCTCCCCGGCACCTACAGGCTCACCGTGTACGCGCCCACCAAGATGCTGACCGCACGCTCAGTCGCACTGAAGGACGGGGACACCCTCGACCTTGCATCCATCCTCGAGGGCGCACCCGACCCGGCAGTCCAGGCCCCCGGCGTCGCACTGATCGACGCGGAAGGCAAAATCATTGCCTGCGCAAACATCCAGGTCGTGCACTCACGCGAAGAAGCCGACGCCCTCCCCGACGGGACCGTGTACGTCCTAGCCGCGAGCGCACCCGCGCCCGGTGGTGAGACACCGCCTCATGTCACGCCGCCCGTCACGCGTGACGCCCCTGTGATTGTGGAGCACGCTGCAGGCCAGGCCACGGGTGACACGATCACGATCACGCTGAACGGCCAGGCGGGCGATCGCGCCATGGTCGCCATCAACACCAAGGCAATCACTGACCAGGCGTTCACATGGCCGCCCGACTGGACGGTACTCACTGAGCCATACTGGGTGGGCACACAGCAGTTCACGGTCGCGTCCGGCCCGTGGTCGCAGACCATCAATATCAAGACCGCGAAGCCCACAGAGGCCGGCTGGGCTGCCTGCACTATTCGCGATGGTGGCGCGCCCGTGGCTGGCACCGTCAAGGACCGCACGAAGGACCCGAAGGAAACCGTCACGATCACCGCCCCGCCGGTCGATGGGACCACCGGCCTGGCGCTTGCATTCGGTTTCGAGCGCTCGGCAGCAGCAGAGACCCGCGACCAGATCACGATTCCGACCGGTTGGGAAGTGCTCGCCTTCGCAGCCCAGCAGGATACGAACTACCAGACGGTCCTCCTCGCCCGGTGGGTGGGCGAGGGTGCTCCCACCGCGCTCACAGCCACCTACCCCAACGCCCAGGCCACCAACGGCGCTGGCGTCCAGGTGGTGATCCCGAATGCCTGACCTGCGTGTGCATGTGCGTCGCCGCAATGGCGGGGACGAGACGGGCGGCCTGTACCTGCGCCGCCGGGCGGGTGGGGACGTCGCGCTCGCGGTCCAGGGCGTCACGGTGGCTCCCGAGCCAGCACCGCCGTCGGATCGTGACCATGTGGCAGAATTCCTCGCCCACGAGCCCTTCTACGTGGCCCACCGGCTCGGCGGCACCGAGTACCCCGAGTTCACGCGCCGTGGCCTGGACGCCTCCCTGGCCGCCGGATTCAAGGCCCTCGAACTGTCCGTGCGCCGCTGCGCCACCGGGGAGTATGTCCTGATCCACGACTGGGTCACGACACGTACGGTGCCGGGCACGGACTACCAGGTGTGGAATACCCCCTGGTCAACATTCGAGGGCCTGCAGCAGGCATCCGGAGGATTCCTGCGCCTCACCGACGTCCTCGATGTCGTACCGGAGGATGTCGTGCTAGCCGTCGACCACAAGGTCACGAGCAGCAAGGAGGTGGGCAGCACGGGTGACATGGAGGCGGAGTCCGCACTGTTCGACCTCCTCGAAGCCCGGCTTGGCGCGGAAAACGCGAAGCGCCGCGTCCTTGTCAAGCACTTCATCAAGGGCGGCGTATCCGAACGCGCACGCGCTCGCGGCTACCGCACGATGTGCATGATGTACCCGAACGAGGTCGCCGGTGCGGACCTGACCAAGTGGGATGTGTTGGGCATGGAGTGGAACGCGCCTGACGACGTGTGGGCGACGCTGCGCGCCACAGGGAAGCCCCTGATTGCCCACATCATCACCACCCCATCACAGGCCACGCGCGCCCGCGAGCGCGGCGCGACCGGCCTCATGTCATCCGTCCCCAGCCAGGTACACCCGTAACCGCATGTGGGTCGGTAGAATGTGACCACATGATAGAGAAAGGAAAGCATCATGCCTGAGCAGCCTGACCAGCTGGATATCAAGGACACGGGCAACACATCGCCCGATAACGTCGCGCCCATCATGGAGGTGAAGTACGAGTGACTACAGCTCTTGACGTCCTGCGCATCGCCGCAGGTGAGATCGGCTACAGCCGCTGGGATGACCCCGAGGAGGGCACCAAGTACGGGCGCTGGTACGCCGAAAAGCACGGCTCCTACTTCGGTTCGTCCGGCGTGCCTTTCTGCGCGATGGGAGCCTCGTGGGTGCTTGATCAGGCTGGCATCACGCCGCCCGGCGGTGCGTTCGCGTACGTGCCCGCTGGCATCAACGCCGCCCGCGCGAAGAACCGCCTCCTCGCCGACGAGACGGACGCCCAGGCAGGTGACCTCGTATGCTTCGACTGGGACGACGACGGTATTTCTGACCACGTGGGAATCGTCGAATTCAACGCAGGCTCGTACTTGCAGACCATTGAATTCAACACCGCGCCCGGCAGCGGCGGCTCCCAGGGCAACGGCGGCGGCGTGTACCGACGCACCCGCGACTGGGACAGCGTGACAGCTGTCATCCGCCCGGACTATGACCAGTCGGCAAGCACCGTCGGCGGCATCACCGAGGACGGCTACTGGGGTCCCCGCACCACGGCCGCACTCCAGGAAATCCTCGGCACCCCCATCGACGGCATCGTCTCCTCCCAGGAGGTCGAAAACCGATCGATCATGCCCGCCTGCACCGACGGGTGGGAATGGGAGACCGACCCCGACGGATCCGCCGTGATCGCCGCCATGCAGGCGCGCCTCGGCGTCACGAATGACGGGATCATGGGACCCACCACCATCAACGCACTGTCCGCTCGATACGGAATCGAGGGAGACGGCACCCTGTCTGACCCCTCACTCACTGTCGCAGCCATGCAGGCCACCCTCAACGAAGGAGAATTCTGACCATGACTACGCTCACAACCGCCGCCCTCATCGGCACGCTCTCTCCCTTCCTGACCGCCATGATCACCCGCACCCACTGGTCCGCCCAGACCAAGCGGTCCGTTTTCATCGCAGTTGCCACCGTTCTGACGATCATCGCATGGGGTGTCACGCGATTCCCCGACGCAGGCCGCGTCGTCCTGACCGAGGCCGCGGGCGTGATCGCCGCAGGGCAGATCGTCTACACCGCCCTGAAGCCCACCGGCCTGATCGATTGGTGGGAGGATGTGACCACGCCGACGCCCCGTGACGGAGGTGACCAGTGACCCCATCAACGCACCCCCTGGTCGCCGTCATGGCCACACCCGAAGTCGTGGCCGCGCTCGCGGCCCTTGGGATCGCGATCTGCGGTGTGGTCACGATGCAGCTCAAAGCGCTCTCGGCGCGGCTCAAAAACCGGATCGACGCCGTGCACGAGACCGCCGAGGCCGCTAGGGAGCAGGTGACGAATCACCACGGCACCAACCTCCGTGATGATTTGGACCAGCTGTCGCGGCAGGTCCGTGAGGGGATGACGGCGATTCAGGTGGCTCAGAATCGTGCGGATACTCGTGCTGAGCGTGAGCATGATGAGCGCGTGGCCGAGGTGCGGATGCTGCGTGAGGAGATGGGGCGGATCCGTGATGACATATCCGCGCAGCGCGCGGTCCTCAATGATTGTCCCCGGCACTGACCGCACAGAAGGGAGGCCCCCTACCGATCATGGTGGGGGGCCTCCCTTCTTGTGTCACGCCATGTGGCGGATGATCAGCTCACCGTACGCCTGCGGGCACACATGGGCGAGGACAGTCGCGATCTGGCTCCTGTCAGCGTCGACGCATGTGATTCCATTGTCTGCAGCGAGTCTCCACAGCTCGTACTCTGAGACGTCCGGGGGGACTGTGGCGCGGCGGCTAGCAGATCGAATCACGAAGCCCGCCCGCGTGATCGCCCTCATCTCACTCGGCTTGTGAGTGAGGAGCTTCCTCGCGAGATCGTGCGTCTCGCTGGATTGGGTGCCGTCGATCCACGCGGACAGATCCTCCAGGCATGCGCCCTTAGTGAGGATAGCCACTTTGCCGGTGCTGGTGTTTATGGCCCAGTAGACGATTGACGGGCGACCACGCTTGATATTGCGATCGCGCATCCACTGCCTGATCGTATCCTCTGCCCAGCCGCTCGTAGTCGCCCGGCCCGACTCCTCGATGATCACGTCTGGTGGGGGGAGGAGGCCCTTGTGTCTGTAGGACATGATGGTGTTGCGGGTGAGGCCCGTGAGGGCCGCGAATTTCGAGGCCCCGGCGTATCGCTCGGCCATTTTTCTCCTGTATGGTAGGGCCCCGCGTGGGGGCCGGTGGTTGGTCAGATGAGGTCCTGTGCGGCTTCGCGGACGGCCTCGAAGGGCTGGCCACTGTAGAACATGTCGGCCAGCTCACCGACCGCGTCGAAGAATCGGGTTTCGGTGGCCTCGTCGGCCCAGCGGGCGGCGGTGGGGAGGACCAGGACCTCGCCCTGATCGGCGTCCAGGGGCGCGTCCTCGGACTCGGTGCCCTCAAGGATGATCAGCCCGGGGTCGTTGGCTTGGAGGGCCGAGCATGCGACGTAGGCGGCGAGGTCGGCCAGGGAGGCGCAGGCGCTGATGCCGTGGCGAACCGCGTCTGTCTCTTCCAGGGAGAGGTCCCAGGAGTAGGAATACTGCTGTTCGGGGTCCAGCAGGGCGTCGATGCTGCGATTCTTGTCCTGGAAGCGGTAGGTCTTCATGGTTTCGGTCCTTTCGGTCTTCGGTTGGGTTTGTCCCTCCCGATGACACTAGTATGCACACCTCCGTATATTTAATGCAAGAGGTATGGGAGAGACGCGCACCACACTTATTACGATGGTGGCCACGCCTACGATTGGACGCATGACCACACCTACAGAGAGAGAGGGGACGTATGAGTAGCTGCGAGATAATCGAGGGGATCACCCTCCATCACGGCGACTGCCGCGATATCATGCGGGAAATGCCCGCCGACTGCTTCGACGCGATAATCACTGTACAGCACGTGACCGTGAAGCCCCTCGATCTCATGAGATACCTCATACGGCTTGTGGTGAGGCCGGGCGCGACGATCCTCGAGCCGTTCGCCGGGTCGGGGACGACGCTACAGGCCGCCGCGATGGAGGGGGTGAACGCGGTCGGGTGTGAGCTTGATGAGCGGTATATTCCCCTGATCCATGAGCGGTTCAGGTGTGGGATTGACGCGCCGCTGGACATCCTCATCTAGCGGGTTTGCCGGTCGGTCTGTTTCAACTTGCGCACGCACGAAGCGTGTGTATATACTATACGCGCGCATCACTGCTCCACCGGTTGGGGCTGGGGGCCTTGCCTTTTCGGTCGGCAAGGCCCCCTTTCACTTTATGTGGTGCGCGTCTCTCCCATACCTCTTGCATTAAATATACGGAGGTGTGCATACTAGTGTCATCGGGAGGGACGAGCCCCCGACAGACCGAGGACCGAACAATGAACCCGCTCATCACCTCCGCCGACCAGCTCACCTGGATCAACCTCAACAAGCTCCCCCTCAACGACCGGAGGCGCATCGAGGCCCCCGCCGCAGACCTCACGGCCCGCGTCGATGATGACAACCTCCTTGCGATCTACATCGACTATTGGGACGGCGAAATCCGCGTCACGATGAACCGGATCCTCGGCGAAGACATCTACTTCTCATCCGACGATCCGGGCGAGTGGACGGACATTGAGGCCGCTCTTCCCCGCAGCCTGTGGCCCGCGCAGGTGTGGGCAGGCTCCAAGTGGGCCACGAAGGAACGCCCCCACTACCCGGCCATTGACGCGGCTATCGCCGCCGCGCGCGTGGACTACGAGTTCGACTGCGAGTGACACACCCCATCGCCCCCGGCCCGCCGCACAGGGCCGGGGGCACCCCCCACTTGAAAGGACCAATAATCATGGACCCAGATCTCATCGCCTTCCAGAATGCCAAAAAGGTCGCCGCAATGTTCACCAGCGCCGTGCAGAAGTCGACGCGCGCGGGCGCGGACATCCGCGTCGCACGCAGCACCGAGTTCCAGGGCGTGTGGGGCGTCGAACTCCACGCCCTGAAACGCGACGACACGATCGACTCGCTCATGCTCATGAACGACGCCCGATACACCTGCGTCAACGACGACGGCATCGAAACGCAAGGCTGCGTGGCCGTCCGCGCCGAGGACGGCGCAATCGCTCACGTGCCGTGCATCATTTCCTACCCGCTGGTCAGCAAGGAGGCCCGCAAATGAACCCGATCACCCCTATCCTCGCTGTCATGGGCCTGCTCGTCGCCGCCGCGTCAGGCGGCCCCACCAACCCCGGGGGTTGGGACCCCACCTGGTCGCTCCCCCTCGGGGCCGTGATCGCGCTCGCGGGCACGATCAGCCTCATCCGGGACTGGCGACGCCTCTCCCGGCAGCACTCCTACAGGAAGGAAACACATGATGACAGACAGTGATCCCGCCGCTTTCTCGGCTGGTATCTACCAGAATGTGCCCGAGCTGGACTACCACTCGGGCCGTTTTGGCCCCCACGGGTCGGTGTCATCGACGGAGGCGAAGCGTCTCCTCGACTGCCCGGCCCTTTACAAGTGGTCAAAAGAACATCCGGATCCACCGAAGGCAGCGTTCGACTTCGGGCATACCGTCCACGGCATGGTGCTCGGGACCGGCCTGGACATCTACGTGCACGATCATGAGAGCCTGCGCACGAAGGCAGCGAAGGAAGATGTCGCGGCGGCCCGTGAGCGCGGCCAGGTCCCCATGAGTCGCGCCGACTACGCGCGCGCCGAGGCCGCCTACCAGGCGGTCATGAATCACCCCGCAGCCGCCGCCCTGTTCGCACAGGGCACGCCCGAGCAGTCGATCTACAGTATCGACCGCGACACGGGCCTGTGGATGCGTGGCCGGATCGACTGGACCACACGCGACGCCGACGGGCGCACCGTCCTCGTGGACCTCAAAACCACGCGACAGCCTCGCCCCACCGCGTGGGCACGCGACGCCGCGAACCTCGACTACGCGGTCCAGGCCGCCTGGTACCAAACACAATGGAAGGCTGTTACAGGTGAGGACGCGGACTTCGTTCACGTCCTCGTCGGCGTCGACGCCCCCCACCTGGTCAGCGTCGTCCACATGGACGAGTTTTTCCTCGCCGCCGGGTACTCGCGCATGCGCCGCGCGCTCGACACACTGAACATGTGCCGAGTGTTCAATTTTTGGCCCGCCTACGGTGACGGCATCACCGAAATCACCCCCCCCGCCTGGTACGCCGCCCAGGCAGACTGACCGACTGGAAAGGACCCCCCCCATGACCAACAACGACCCCATGACTGTCACGCTCGAGCTTCCCCTGGAAGACCTCGTGTGGCTGCGTAGCTTCCTGTGTCAGGAAAGAGACGCCGCCGCCGTTGATCGCCAGAAAGCCGAGGCTCTACATGCCATCCTGGCTAGTCGCGCCGCAGTTCACGTGCTCGACCAAGAGCGCGAGACGATGACGAGGATCATTGACGAAATCTGCAGGATGGTCAACATCGCCGACGCGCACGACGCACTTGCAAGACGGATCGCCAAGCTGGAAAACTGACCACACCGAAAGGACACGACAATGACAGACACCACCGAAAAGGAACCGACCCGCAAGCCCACCGGCGCGCCGATCAGCATCGAAGCGCGCTTCGCCGCCGCGTGGGCAGACTGCGAGAACCCGCCCCTCGACTCGGCGAACCCACATTTCAGGACCCGCTTCGCGTCACTGAAGGCCACGCTCGGCGTGATCCGCGCCGCGTGCGCCAAGCACGGCCTCGCCTACCGACAGGCAATCCAGGCCCCCACCGGGGACACGCCGCCTATCCTCATCTCAAGCCTCGTAGACGCCGACGGCAACACCATGCCCCTCGGCGCGCTCATTGTTGACCGCCCGGCAAACCCCCAGGCGTTCGGCGCGAACCTCACCTACGCGAAGCGCCAGCTCGCGCAGGTCGATTGGGGCATCACCGGCGACCCCGACGAAGACGGACGCCCAACCCCCACCACCGATGCCGACACAGCGAACGCAGCCGCGACGCCCACCGCTGTGACGCCCGAACTCATCGCCGCCTGTACCGACGTCGACAAGCTCCGCACCTGGTGGCACGCGCACCCCGACCTGCAAGACGTCATCAAGGCCCGCGTGGCCGAACTGAACGGCGGCGGGAATCAGTGAAGCCGGTCAGATTCTTCACCGCCGGGATCCCCGCCCCCGAGGGATCGCACAAATACGTCGGCCACCGGGGCGGGAGGCCCGTCGTCGCGCACGACAACCCGCGACTGGCCGCGTGGCGCACCCTCGTCGCCCGCGACGCCCGAAACGCCGCCCACGCCGCCGGGTGGGCACCACAGTATGACGGCCCCGTCGCCGTCCAGGCGCACTTCTACCTACCGCGCCCCAAACGCCCGAGGTTCCCTGACCACGCGGCAACCAAGCCAGACCTTGACAAGCTGGCCCGCGCAGTCGGCGACGCGCTCGCGGCCCCCGGCGGCCCCCTGGCCGAGGACTCACGCATCGTAACGTGGATCCTGACCAAGCGGTGGGCATCCGACGGCCAACCGCCCGGCGTCCACGTCAGCGTGACCACCCTCGACAACTAGACACAGTGAAGCGCCCCGCCGATCCTGACCAACAGGAAGGCGGGGCGCTATCGACATTAGACCATCCGAGCAGCTCCCGGCTCGATGACACCAATCACGGGCGCGCCGTCGACGGTCACGTTATTGAACATGCGCCGCGTCTTCGATGCGGGCCGCCCGCCCATGTACGCATCACACCGCGCGACACCCGCCGGGATGCGGACGGACACGCGATTCACGGCCTCCTGCGTGCCAGTCAGCGTGAATTCACGCCCGGCGTCCGTCCGGCACGTCACGCCCGGGTACACGTCCTCCGAATCAGACGCCACGTCGACAAGACCGCCGCTCGACGCGGGCGTCCACGATAGCGTCCACTGCTGGCGGCTATCCGCACCCACCCACCCGGTCAGCACCGGAGGGGCTGGCGTGTTCGCCGCCGCGTTCGACGTGCGGGACGCAGACCCGCCGGACATCACGAACACGAGGACAAGGACGATCAGGATCAGCAGCCCAACGAGGGGGCGCGCAACACGATTCATGGGGGATGCCTTTCGGTGAATTCATCAGGAGGCGGCAATGCCGACGCGCGGGCCGTCAAGGCGCTCGCCAATCCAGCCAATGCCGGAGGCGTACCCGTCGCGCTGTCCGCCAACCGACGCGTTATGGTCGATCATGAGGTCACGCGCCATGCGTATTTTGCGCCCCTCGCGGGCCTTCGCCTCGGCCCGCTGGTATCGGGACGCAAGCACAAGTTCCTGCCCCGTCGACGTCGTCTCCTCACGGGTAGCGATCTCGATACGCTCGGCGATGCCCTCAAAATAGCCCATCACGTAGGAACGCCGGAAACGACGGCGCTCCGACTGACTGTAGAAGTCTTCGTGACGCAGCCGGGCCTTCAACATGGACGGGTAGGACGCTACGGCAGCGTTGTAGAACTCCGTGACGTATGCGAGGTCCGAGCGGGTGCCCACGATGGTAGCCACGATGTGGCTTCGGTACATGCGCCACGAACAGAAGCAACTCAGAGCGCGGGAGAGCGTGGCGAGGCCGTCCACGATTGCGCGCGCCATTGACCCGGAGTTCCCCTTGATTTCAACTGTGATGGTAGTCATGTCTTCGTCGCGGGCGCGCGCGTCACCATCGGGCAGCGTTTCGATGCGATAACGCACCATGAGACGCTCGGCGCGACGCTGCGCCAATTCGCGCTCGTTGATACTCGCACCCCCGTCGGACGCGATTTTCAGAAGCTGGCGAATCTGCGCGATGATCTTGTCGCTAGCGGTCATTGTCTTAGTCCTTTCAGGGGCGCACGGTGAAGCTAGGGGCGGACGGGTTAACGGGGCCGGTCGGATCGTCCTCGATGATGACGCGGGCAACCGGGATAGTCAGTGTGATGAAATGCGCCCCGAAGCCGTTGGTCTGCTGGGTGATGCCATTGATTGGGCGGATGGTCTCGGAGCCAATGCGGGCATATCCGGTCTTGAAGTTGAACGCGAAGTCGGGGGGCTCGATGGTGGTCATGGTGCATTATCCTTTCACGGGGTGGAGGCCCCGCCGGGATGGACGGGGCCTCCGGGGTAGGTCAGGCAAGGTCCCCGAGGAGCTCCTGCGCCTTGGTCAGGTCGATCCCGGCGGCCTCGGCGAGGCGCTCCGTGAGGCGGCCACTGTGTGCACCGGCGATCAGGGCGGCCTCCAGGCGCTCGTCGTCGCCGACGCACTTAGCGAGTGTCGTCTCATCACTGACGTACTCGACGATAGCCTCGAGCGGCGTCAGCATCATCACGCCGCGCTCCTCGAGGGTCATGTCGCCGTACTTGGCGATGATGCGCTCCTCGACGTCTGTAGCGGCGGCGGTGATGATGCTGATTTGATCCTCGGTGAACTCATTGGCGAAGTCGCCGAGGTAGTCGCGGATGGTTTCGGTGGTGGTCGCGGTCTCGGTGTTCATGGCTTCGGTCCTTTCGGTCTATCGGGGGGCCTTTCCTCCCGATGACCCCATCATACACCTATGCATAGCCGTATGCAAGGGTAATTGCGTGACCTACAACACGCGTTGCCAATCAGCTACCACGCCCGCCGTCACGCCACATGTCACGCCATATGTCACGTGTGACGTCACGCGTGACATGCGCGTGACCGGGTGCGTGACATCGTGTGACATCGAAAAAAACGCGCGTGACACCGGGGGCAAAATCGCGTGACATCCGGCGTGACATCCGAGTGGGAAAGTCACGCAAAATATGCCGGAAATATACCGCGCCGCCCCGACAAACCACCCCACCCCGCCGAAAAGTGCGCACGCGCCCGATCCTCATTGTCACGCTAACGTCACGCGTGACATGGGCGTGTGACATGGGCGTGACGTCACGCGGGACATGCGCGCAAGGATGAAGGATGAAGGAGAAGATAAAGGATGAGGGATAAAATCACGTCGGCGACGCTCACGCGTCACCGACTGACGCGCAACCGGCTAGCGTTTGACGCGCCCCCCCCCAGCCGCTAGCATATGGTTAGTGACGCACCGCCCCGACCGAAAGGCACACGCAATGCCCCCCTTCAAGCGCCCCGGCAGATACGCCGCCCTCGCAGGCGGCTACTACGACGACCCCGCCGTCATCGCCGCCGGACCCGACGCCGAACTTCTCTACATCCGCCTCCTGTCGTGGTGTGCCCTGCACCCCGAAACCGACGGCGCTGTCCCCGTCGAGGTAGCAACCAGCCGCCTCGGCCTAACCGACACAGCCACACGCCTCGACGCCCTCACCACACACGGCCTCGTCACCGCCGACGCGACCACAATCACCGTAACCTCGTGGACCCGGTGGAACGGCACCTGGGGGGACATCACCGCGAAAAGCGACGCCCGCAAAGCCGCCGCACGCGAACGCAAAGCCCGGCAGCGCGCCCGCGCCGCACAGGACGCCGCCGAACCC